CAAGGTGGACTTCAGCGGCCGGATGAACATCAAGCCGGAGGAGCTCGATGCGCTGTGCGCGTTCGTGCTGAGCCAGCCGGTTGACCAGTACGGCAGCGTGCAGGTGCCGGTGAGCGGCTGGAAGAAGCAGAGCAGCAGCGGGACTGCGTATGTGAGCGCTGTGGCGCAGCCGCCCCGTGACTGGGTGCCGCCCGTCACCGCTCAGAGCGCAGCTGCCAGCCTGGCGCAGGCGACTGATGGCGTGGTGACGGAGATCACCGAGGCCGATCTGTTCTAGGCCTTCATCAGCAGGAGCTCTAGGCGCGCGATCTCATTGACCGCGGCTTGGAGCATTTCCTGCTGGTGGTAGCACTGCTTGAGGAGCTTTGCCGCGAGCGGCCCCACCTCAGGGTGGCGTTCGATGTCGCGGCATTGCTTTTCGATCAAAAACTGTTTTTCCGGTGGTATCTGCGCCACCATCCACTCACCGAATTTCATTGTTCTGGGGCGAACTGCCCCCATGTTGCCGATGCAATGCCCCAAATGCAGTAGCGAGACGATCCGGGTGCCGATCACCAACAACCGGCTGCCGGACCAGGTGGTGCGCCGTCGTCAGTGCGCCGACTGCGGCCACAAGTGGTTCACGGTGGAGGTGACGGTGCCTGATTACGCGGTGGGCTGGAGCGCTGCCCACCTGCACAAGCCAGTGCTGCGCGTGCCGCTGGAGCTGAGCGCTGGGCACACCAAGATGCGCGTGGAGGCGGTGGAGGAACGCGACCGGTGGGGACGGTGAAACATGCACCGCTGATGGTGTATGCTTCAGGGGCACCGGCGGCATTGCCGCCCCCATCAAGGAGGTCTAGATGGCTCACGTCATCACCACTGAGATCAACGGCCAGCCCGCAATGGTTGCCGCTGATCTGGTCGCCACCCGCCGCCCATGCGGCCTGTGGCACGTCCAGTTGGCCGACTGCGGCGCAACGCTGACAGTCGATGCCACTGAGGAGCAGGCGCACCGGATTCTGTCCGAAGCCTGACCTCCACGCGGCCCCGGCGGGCCGCCACCCATTTCGACAGCAGCATTAAGCAATATGACACGCGCCCAAAACATGCACCGCTGATGGTGTAGGATGGCGCAACGAGGGAAGGGGAGCGGCACCTCGCTAAAAACGCGGCCAGGGGGAACAGAGCACACGACCCCACAATCGAGCTCAACAGGGCCTAAGTAAGCCCGCACCGCCGGTTGGCCCGGCACACCTATCCACTCCAGCCATGATCGCCACCACCCTGCTGCTGATCTGGAAGCTGTTCCTGCCGCTGCTGCTTGTGGTCGCAGTGATCGACTGGCTCACCGCCAGCGACGATCGCCGCGTCCGCGTCCTGCACCGCACCGGTCTGAGCCAGCGTCAGATCGCCGACCGCCTCAACATCACCCGTTACCGCGTCCGTGTGGCGCTCGCATCATGATCAACCACATCAACAACGCCATCTGCTGCCTGATCGCCGCAAGCGTGTTCGCCATGATCGGCATCGAGTCCGGTGCCCACCACCAGCCCACCCACTCCGGCACGCAGCAGGTGGTGCGGCATGACTGAGCATCCCATCACGCCGCCGCAGTGGCAAATGGACGCTTGGCAAGCCCGCATTGAGACCATGGGTGCCGATGTACCTGCCATCCTCCTAGAAGCCGTTCAATGGGGCGCCGATCAGGAGCTGGAGGCGTGCTGTGAGTGGGTCAAAAGCAAGCAGACCTATTGGGCGCACGACGAACTCCGCGCCGCACGCCGGCCCAATCCAAAGAGCTTGAAGGAGCAGGCGTTACAGGCCCTTGCCGAAGCTGACCTTGGTTCAACGGAAGCGGAGTGGTCTCAACGTTTCGACACCATCCGCCGCGCACTGGAGCAACTCGATGACTGATTTCTTAAATCTAAAGATTTCCCAGAAACAGATTGTCTGCCCCAAGCACGGCACGCACAAGCACTACATCAGCAGCGACATTGAAGACCACAAAGGTCATTGGTGCATGTTGTGTTGGCTTGAATCCCTTGGTCCCTCACTGCCGCTTGTGGAGGAGCAGCTCGATGACTGACCGCCGCTACTACTTCCAGATCAAGGCCGCCAACGTGCTCGAGTGCGTGGAGGCCTCCAGCCTCACTGAGGCCAAGCTGATCGCCGCCGACACATGGCTCGAGTGGTGGTCGCAGATCGAATGGCTCAACACCGAAGAAACCAATGCCTGAAACAACTGGAGCAATGCTGCCTTGGCAATGGGCAGACGGACCACAGACCAGCCAACACGGTGACGGCATCAGCCGGCCGCGGCCGAAGGCGCGCACCCGCGAGTTTCGGCTGATCGTCTACCCGCAGGGTGCCCAGCCCATGACGTGGATCACGCGCGCCGAGACGAAGCGCCACGCGATCCGCTACGCCGAAGCCCGCTGGCCGGGCGCCACCGTGGAGGTGGCGTGAGCGACATCCGCCACCGCATCGAGCAGCTGCTCAGCGACACCAGCGCCTTCACCGCTGGTCAGACTGAGGAGCGCCAGCGCATCCGCCAGCTGATCGACATCCGCATCGACCAGCTGTGCAGCACCGTTGGGATCCGCAACCGCCAGCAGCTCTGCGCTGAGCTGCTCCGCATCCGCCAACACCTCGAACCATGAACGCACAACAGCTCGATCAGCAGCGCGCCGACATGATGGACGCGCTGTATGAACGCAGCGGCCGCACCTGCTGCACCTACACCGGCCTGTGGCAGGAGTTCTGCGCCGACATCGCCGCCAACTTCCGCGACACGGACTATCCCGAGCTGCTTGCCCGCGTGGTGCGCGCCATGGATGCCACTGAGTCGGTGTTCAGCCAGAAGCAGGCGCAGCAGGCGATCGAGATCTGCCGCCAGCAGCTGCTGGGAGACAAGTGGCGATGAGCCGGCCATTCAAGGCTGGCGAGGAGAACATCGCCGCGATCCTCACGCCGGAGCTGGTGCGCAAGCTGCGCCGGCTCCGCACCGAGGGGTGGAGCTACCGCCAGCTGGCGGCTGAGTTCGATGTGGACGAGAAACACGCATGGCGCATCTGCAAACGCATCGCATGGGGATGGCTTGATGACTGACCAGATCAACCCGGACCACTACAAGCGCGGCCCGGTTGAGGCCATCGACGTGATCGAGGCCGCCATCGCGGACGCGCCGCACATGGTGCCCGCCTACCTGCACGGCCAGGCGCTGAAGTATCTGCTGCGCATCTGGTGCAAGGGCAATGCCCTGCAGGATGCGCGCAAGTGCCGGTGGTATCTCGATCGATTGATCGCCAAACTGGAGGCATGATGCACCTGCCCGGCCTCAACCTGCTCGAGCGCGCTGCGCTGTGGGTGCTGGTGCGCAGTCCCCGCACCAGCCTGGTGGTGGTGAAGGAGCTGCACTGGCCGACCGTGTTTGTGGCGGCCAACCCGGCCGATCCGGTGGCGGCACACGTCACAGCCGGTGAGCCCGAGCCAGCCAGCATGACGCTCGAGCGTCTCTACCACCTACCGAGTCACGGAGAAGAGGAGTGATCAGCCTGCACGCCGGCCGCCTGCTGCTGGTGTGCAGCCGATCCGATCGCAACTGGCACGCGCGCATCGTGCTGGGTCCCAAGCCCGAACTGCAGATCGAGGCCGACACCGGCACGGTGCAGCTGCAGGAAGCGCTGCTGCGAGCGCAGTCGATCTACCGCGCAGCGGTCACCAACCTGCGGCCGGCCAGTAGCCCGCCAATGTGTTGGGACTGCAAATACTGGGAGATGCGGCAGCAGTGCTGCGGGTACGAGTTGCCAGAATCAAAGAGAAGCGGCGGCCGTTTCGCGGCCAGGTGTGACCTGTATGTTCGGTCCTGAGGTGATCAGCCGCACCGATCGCGATGGCGGCAGCATCGAGACGATCATGCCCGTGAAGGGTGAGGTCTATTACCGCAGCTGCGTTGGCGGCACCTGCCGCTACTCGAGCGACCTGTGGCAGGCGGAGCTTTACCTCGACCACCTGCTCGGCCGCTGATGCTCCGCGACGTGCTGATCCTGATGCTCGAGTACTGGGCGACCTGCCTAATCGCGCTGTGGGTGTGCAGCAGGATCCTGCCGTAGCCTCAGCAGGTTCCCGCTCTGCCTCGTGCATCGGGCCACGAGCCCAAGCCTCTGTGCGTCCTTGAGGCGTCTCACGCTTGGGCCATCCACCCAGTCCGAGCCAATGGATAGGACGGCCACCGCCGCTGCGGGGCGATGCGGGTTCGAATCCTGCCTGGGTGCTGATTGAAGCGGCCTCCGATACGGTTGCAGCTGCAGCCACCGCGACTGCAACACCGCGCGCGTCCTTACGGATAGCGCCGACCGCTGAGCGATAAAAAAAGGGGCCGAAGCCCCTTGGTTACTGGAGCCGGTCTTCTAGATCCATGCAGGTGCTCACCAGTGTGTCGACTAGCGGATTGGAGATGATCTCCTCCCACTCGTCGTCGGTGGTGCAGTCCCGCAGATCTTCCAGCGCTTGTTTGACCGCCTCACAAGAGGCAATCAGATCAGCGATGGCTTCAAGGCCGGCGCTCAATTTCTTCATTTTTCTAGGTGCGGTGGATGCCGGGATCGCTCCCGACTCGTTCAATATAGTCGATGGGCGGTGCATCTGCGACCGCTGCAACATCTCTTAATGATGTGGCCGGTGGCTGGTCCTCACGCGGTGCCAGCCTAGTGCCCGCAGCCGGCCGCTACGGGATCGCCTAGATCCTCGGGAAAGGTCTAGGCCGCAAGATTAGCGCCGCTGGTGAGCCACTGCACGATCGCCCACTCGCCGAGTGCTGACCAGAACGGCTGCTGGCGATACCAGTCCACCCAAGGCTTGTGGCCTTTGGAGCAGTTGCAGCCCATGCAGCAGGCGACCATGTTGCTGGGCACCGTGAGCCCGCCGTGCGCCTTTGGGATGACGTGATCGAGCGTCGGGCTGCGGCCGAGATCAGCGCCGCAGTAGGCGCAGCGGTAGCTCCAGGCGAGGAGGATCTGATCACGCGCTGATCGCCGGGTGACGAGGCGCGTCTCCTCAATGCGGTGCTGATCCACAGAGATCCGGCGGCAGGGGGACAGCGTTCACCTCGATATCGATGATGTCGTCATCGGACGGGATGAACTCGGCCATGCGTGAGTAGATCTCAGCTGGCAGGTCGTCGGGGTCGGCGTTGGATCGGACGATGAGCTTGGCGGTGATCTCGAGATAGAACGCCCGCATGGGCTGGCCGCCGCTGGTGCCACGGTAGCGAGGCTGACCATGACCAGGCCGCTCCGGCGGCCCTCCTACCCTTCACCCATGACCTACATCCTCCGCATCGGCCCGTGGCACGTCGGGCCGTTCGCCACCCACCTCGGCGCGCAGCACTTCGCCGAGAGCCACGGCTGCGACGACTACACCCTCATCCCGCTGGACGATCCGGCTGAGGCACCTGGTCGCATCCACCGCCAGCGCATGGCGCCGCTGCGGCATCCGATGCTGCGCGAATAGTGCGCGAATGGCGCTCCGAGCCGCTCCGCCGCCCGCTAGCAGCCTCTGCCTAAGTGCTTGATCTCTCTGGAGGTTTTGGTGCCCAGGGGCGGAATCGAACCACCGACACTGCGATTTTCAGCCGACTCCAGAGCCCTCACGGCGGTTCACGGAATCTCACTAAAGGTCTGATTCTGCGCTGCTTTTCCGGTTGACCTTCTCCCGCTGATACACGCAGAATCTCGGCCGTTCGCGCAAATTTGCGCGAATAGTGCGCGAATGGAGAGGGGCATGGCGAAGGAATGGCAGGCCGATCGGAAGGTGCCCGGCCTCGGGCTGATGGTGCTCGATTCCGGGGTCCGCACCTATTACGTCCGCTACCGCGAGCCGAGCGGCAAGCAGCAGCACCACAAGATCGGACGGGCTGGCGTGATCAGCCTCACCACCGCACGCGAGGAGGCGCTCAAGCTGCTCGGTGATGTTGCCCGCGGCATGGCGCCGACCACTGCGCGCCAGCAGCTCAGGCGCAGCCCGACCATGCAGCAGCTGTTCGAGCGGCTCGATGCCGAGCACTACCCGAAGCTCAGGCCGAACACCGCCACCGGCTACCGCGTTCTCTGGCGCCGCCACATTCTGCCGCGGCTTGGCAGCAGCAAGGCCGCGACCATCACCAGCGCCGACGTGATCGACCTTCTCGGCAAGCTGCCGCGCATCCAGGCGAACCGCACGCTTGCGGTGCTGCGCAAGGCCTTCAACCTGGCGGAGCTGTGGGGCATCAGGCCGCAGAACACCAACCCGTGCCACAAGGTCACCACCGGCAACAGCGAACGCAAGCGGCGCCGCTACCTGACGCGCGAGGAGCTCCAGCGGCTGCTGGCGGCCTTGGATCGCTTCGGCATTACCCGCGTGCGCTGGCGGTTCGCGCAGCTGATCCGCCTGCTGCTGCTCACCGGCTGCCGCGTCTCAGAGATCAAGGATGCGCGCTGGGAATGGGTGCAGGGCACTGTGCTGGTGGTGCCGGCCGATTGCCACAAGACCGGACAGGACGGCAGCGATCGCCGCGTGCAGCTGCCACCGCAGGCGCTGCAGGTCCTCGAGGAGCTGCGCGCTAGATCGAACAGCGAGTGGATCATCCAAGGCGATGGCGACGGCCACCTGATCGGTTATCACCGGATGTGGGCGCAGCTGCTGGCGGCCGCCAAGATCGAGAACCTGCGGGTGCATGACCTGCGGCACAGCTTCGCCAGCCTTGGCCTGAGCGCTGGGCTGAGCCTGCCTCAGATCGGTGGTCTGCTCGGCCACGCCAGCCCGCAGACCACGCAGCGTTACGCCCACCTGATGGATGAGGCAGCCGCCGGCATGGCCGCGAAGGTGGCGGCGCTGATCCGCTAGCCCTTGCTGCCCGTCACGGCCTCGTCGCCGTTGTAGCGGCCGGTGACCGCATAGCTGCGCGCCGGGATGCCTTCCATCTTGTGGAACACCATCTGGCCGATCTTCATGCCCGGCCAGATCGCGATCGGATACAGCCGGCGTGCGTTGCTCAGCTCCAGCGTGAGGCGGCTGCCATGCCACCCTGGATCGCACCAGCCGGCGAGCAGGTGCTCGAGGCCTTCGCGTGCGCGGCTGGACTTCAGCACGAACTGCGCGGCGATGCAGTCCGGCAGGTTGAAGATCTCGCGCGTCTCGGCGAGGCAGAACTCACCCGGCCGCAGCCAGTACGGATCCTCTGCGGTGTGGCCGGCAATGCCGTGGATCTGCAGGTCGCGGCTCTCCGCCACCTCGATCATGATCCGATCGCCCAGCAGCACGTCGATGCTGGCCGGATTGACCAGCTCAGGATCGAACGGCATCACCATCGCGTGCTTCTTGCACAGGTGGTGGATCTCGTAATCAGGCAGCGGCACAGGTTGCTCAGTAGTCCCACCGGACCCTAGGGCTGCCCTTGCGGATGCCGCAATGCACGAAACCTTTAGGAGCGCCATAGCCGAGCGAGAACGGCCAGTTCTTGTCACACCAGGCCTGCACGGCGTTGATGTCGGCGCCGTCGACGAAGAAGTCCACCGCACCCACGCCGATGCCGTCGTAGAGGTGCTCGCTGCTGCTGGCACCACCAGCTGCGCGGTTCACGGCCGCTGGCCTGTAGCCGGAGGTGATCACCACCGGCTTGCCACCGAACTGCGCGCGCACCTTCTCGAGGAACTGCGCCAGCTTCAGCGCCGTATCGCACTGGTGCTGATGATCGAAGCGCCTTGCTTCCTGGCCGAGCGCAAACTCACCCGCGGTGATGTGTGGCGTGATCTTCTGGCTGAACGGCGACTCCGGCGTGAACATCGCCGAGATCGGTCCGGTGGTCTGCCGCTCGCGGCCCCACAGGTCACCTTCGGCGATGCGGCGCCGCTTGAGGCCGGCCTCCACGTTGGTGCCGGGGTTGCGGTAGAGCAGCAGGGCATCGGGCACACCCGGCCAGTCCTTCTCGCGCAGCCGGCGGCTGATGGTCTCGAAACCCTTGGCGCCGTAGAACGCCGAGCCGAGGTTGTAGGCGAAGGAGATCAGCGCGCACTTCTGCGCATCGGTCATCTCCACCCAGAAGGGCACCGTGAGCCGCAGCTTCTCGGCGATGCGATCCACCTCCTGCCGCAGGAGCAGATCAGCCTCGATCGCGTTGATCTCGTCGCCTTCGCTGACGGCGCGCCCGTCGCTGTAGCGGGTTGTCCCGTAGCCGATCGTCCACGGTGCGCCGCCGCTCAGCGGGTCCGGGTAAGCCCTGAGGTGGCAGCCCTCGAACTCCTTGATCAGCTTCAGCGCTGGCGCCAGATCCGCCTGCTTGCCGTCCTGGCTCCATGTGTTGAACCATGCCCGATCGCGGCGCATCGCTGCGGCGTAACCGTTCACGGCGAGATCCTGCTCGAGCTGCTGAATCGCGGCCGCCTGATGCGGCAGGTTCCGGTAGTAGCGGAACAGCTGCTCGATCGTGATCGGCGCGGCGTTTGCCATGATTCAGCCCTTGCGCTTTGGGAAGGCCATGCGCGCCGCGGCAAGGATCAGCTGGATCCAGCTGTTCGATTTCAGCGGCGTCAGGGCGATGAGCTCGCTGCCGGCCGCAACGATGATCGCGACGATCGCGATGGTCTCGGGGCTCATGGCATCCATGCTTGTGCCCTCAGGTTAGGGTTCGATTTCAAGAGCGCGCACGCGGCGATCGAGATCAGCCAGCTCGGCGCGCGCGTCGGTCTTGATCTCATCGACGGACTTCGCCAGCTGCACCAGCGTGGCCTCGATCCGTGCGGACTGCACCTGCATCGAGATGAGGAGTGCCCCGATGGCGACCATGCCGGCGGCCAGTGCAGCTGGGAGGGAGGCAGCGAACAGGCCGCTAACGGTCTTCGGTTCGTCCGCCATCGGGGTTCCGTCGCTCGATCGCATCGTAGCGAGCGCAAAGGTCAGGCCTCCCCGAGCTGATAGCAAGGGCAGGCCTGATGGCGGTGTTCTTGGTTTGTCTGAGCTGGTCTAGGCGATCAACGGCCTTGCCCGCGATAGCGCCGCTTTCGGCGCGGGTTACGGCTGGTGCCGCTGAGCTTGGTGCGCAGCGAGCGGCCTTGCCGTGTGCGCTTCGGTGGTCCGGCTTGATGGTCGATGCGAGCGGTGCCGGTCTTGGCTTTGGCGGCCATCAGTCAGTGGGCGCAATGGAGGCCTGATAGGCAGAAACTACCTCAGGCGTGTGGAGGATGCCGGCGATCGCCTGCACGCGCGGATCTTCGCCGCTGGTGTCAGCGCCGGGGCTGACGACGTGGCGGTGATACTTCTCGGCGATCGGTTCGCCATCCTCCAGCACGCGCTCACAGACGCGCACCTGAATGTGGCTGTAGGGTCCGACCACCTCGATCTTGTCCACGATCGATTGCTTGGT